AAGCGTCGACGTGTTAGCGGTCGCGCTGCTGACGGTCAGCGTGCCGGTCACGTTGCCCCGCGCTGAGGTGTTGGCGTAGTCCTGGAAGTAGAACGTGCCGCGCTGCGCTGCCAGCAGGAAGCCGATCACCTCCTCGGCCGCGGCGCGCGTCATCGGTGGGCACTCGACAGAGCCCATCCACGCCTGCCCCGGCCAGTTGTATTGCTGCGTCTGGAACGTGAACGGCGAGACGTTGCGCGAGGTCGCGCTCATCCCCGAGAGCGTCAGCTTCGAGATGCGGAACGGCGACGGCGGCGTGAGTGGGTAGGAAATTGCCATAGCTTAGGCGAACGCTGCGCGATAAGCGCCACCGCGGCGCACCATATCTGGAATCTCGGCCTTGAGGCGTTTGCGTTCCGTCTCGAGGATCGGAACGAGCTCGGCGCGAGTGACGCCGGCGGCGATGTGATAATTGACCGTGACGCCCGCGGCCACCGGCGTGCCTCCGTTGGACTTCATTGCGGAGTTAGAAATGATGCGGCCCGAGGTGCCAGGGACGAAGAGCTCCGGCCCGCGCTCTCCGACGATTGCCGGCTGGCCTCCGGTGATCGGTCCGCCGTTGGCGAAAAAGGGAAGCGTCTTGAAGAAGGATCCGATGCCCTTGGCGAGCGGTTCGGTGATCTGCTGCCGGAAGAGCAGCGTGAGGAGGTCGCGAGCGAGCGCCTTGATCGTGTCGCGCAGCTTCTCGCCAGAGAGGATCGCGTTCTCGAAGGCGCCTGCCGTGATCTGGCCGGCCTCCAGCGCAATCTTCCCTTGTTCCTCAAGGAGCTTGTTTAGCTGCGCGGAGACGACGGCCTGATCCTTTATCTTGGCAAGCAACTTCTCTTGCACTTCTCCTATTGGCCTTCCGATTTCGCGGAAAGTAGCGAGCTCAACATTCAGATCGGTGATATCAATCACGAGGCGCCTGTAGCGCTCACTCAGCCCGTCGATTAATTCCTGTTGAGAAAGACCAACGACATTCGCTGCGGGAAGTACCTTTGCAAGTTCACGCTGGGCATCGGCGATTTCCTTATCCAACGCAAGCGATCCGCGCTTCGATTCATTGAGCAACGTGATGGCCTCGGCCTGCTTTTGCAGCGCTTCGACCGGCTTTGCGCTCATCATCTGCGCGGCCTCATCAAGCAACGAAAGCGCCTGCTGCCGACGAAGATCAAGCGCCTGACCCTCGGTCAAGGATAGCTGCTCAAATTGCAGCTGAAGCTTACCAATAGATTGAATCGTGGCTTCGATGTCCTTCTTGGACTTCTCCAGCTTGAAGTCGCGAATCGTGTCCTCAACTGACTTGAGGTTCTGCGGGCCAAGCGCGTTTGCGATGTTGATGCCAACCTGACCAAGAGCGATAGGTATCTGCGTCAGGAAATTCAGCGTACCCTCGACCGCCCGCTCCATCCTGATGGCGCTCGCTATTTGCTCATCGCTGAAGCCCATCTCGTCTCCCGCCATAGCGACTTTATCGAGTCGCTGCTTCATCATATTCAGCGTGCCGAGCACCGCCTCGCCGCCAAAGGCGAGCTTCGTGATCTTCGCGATGCCCTTCGTCTGGTTCTCCAGCCGAGTCAGCGAATTTTGCACCGAGGCGAACGCAGCCCGCGTCGCGTCGACGGCCCGTAGGGTAAAGGTTGCGCTAGCCATTGCGGTGTTGGGTTCGCTGCTGGTGGTTTAGGTAGGCGATCCAGCCGTTCATCTCGTGAGCTGGCATCTGGAGGACTTCGTGAGCGAACTTGCCGAGACGATCCGCGAGCGCATAGACGGCGAGGAGGTCGGCACCAGCCTCGCCGCCGGCTAGTTTTTTAGCTCTTCAGCCTTCGGCGCATCGTCGGCTAGGATAGCGTTCGCCACTCGCGCGAGGACGTTGGAGTCCGCACGATTGAGCAGCACCGCCTTGTCCTCGATGGTGAAGAGCTTCTTCCCGTCCTCGCTCGTCGCCTTCATCAGAAGGATGTCGACGAGGAGCTCCATATCACTCTCGCGGCTCTTCTTGTAGAGGCGCGCCTTCTCGGCCAGCGTGACGGGAGTGGCGTGGATCGTCAGCTTCCACTCGGGCACCTCAATCTTCTTGGTGCCGAGCGAGGCGAAGTGTTCGCGAACTAGGTCAATAGCATCCATCCTTCACCTCAAACCGTCAAAGTGGACAGCGCGCCGTTGCCCTCGATGCTGATCGAGCCCTCGACCATCCCGTCAAACGCGGCGCTGATGTCGAACTTCGTCACGATGCCGCTTCCGGTGTAGTAGGTGGACGTCGACGCGATGCCCTCGGGATAGAGGTTAACGGTCACGGTCGAGCCGATGGTCAGCGCGATCTGGCCGGCATCGGTCTCGTCCCAGTAGAGGTCGCCGTTGACGCTCCAGGTCTTCAGCGTGGCCTTCCGCGTGCGGTAGGTGTCGCCGATGACCGAATCCTCGACGACGTCGGAGGAGTGAGCCAAGGAGTAGTTGCGGAGCTCGCCGATGGTGGTCGACGAGATTTTGACGGTGCCTTCGCGGCCTAAGTGGTTCGCCATTTTAGTCGGTGGTTAAATAGATGCAGGAGAAGCTGTGACGAGCGACGCCCCAACGACGTTCCTCGTCAGGTTCGATCACATAATCCACGCTTGTCAGAAGGAGATCATCACAGACGCCGCCCAGGGTCACGTCAGCCAGCACCGCGGCCTCGACCGCAGCCGAGCCCGTGTCGAAGAGGTCGTCGATGATGGTCGTCGAGCCGGCCGCCTCCGCGGTGAAATACTCGACCATCACTTGCAGCGTCCGGTACTGGGTCCGATTTGACGGCGCCAGCGTGCGGACCTCGACTTGCTCGTTGACCGCGTAGACGGCGGCTGACGGGAAGCTCGTCGAGGCAAGCGTGTTGTTCCGGCCCTTGAGGAGATTCGCCGTGGGCACGACGCCGGCCTGCGTCAGCTTTAGCCCGATGGCGTTGCGGATGTCGGTGCGGGTGCTCATCGTGGCATATTCTCCTGCACGACGCCGGCCCCGCTGATGCGAGCGAATCCAAGGTTTACGGCGCGGTTGGCGAGGATGGCGTCGACTTTCTTCAAGGTGATCTTCGCGCGGAACTCCAGCGCATCATTCACGTAGCGATCAGGGTTCGGCACCTTGATGTTGGTCGCCGTGCCGGTCAGGAACGGTTTATCGCTGGTGAAGTTGTGCGACTCGACGCCGGCCCGCGCCGCGTGACGACGGACCCAAGCTGGCACGCGCTGTCCGGTCGCGAGAGCGGCTGCGGCAAATCCAGCCTTGGCCCAGCCGACCTTTGACTGAACGGAGTTAAGATAACGGTCGGCGGATGCATCGCTGATCCACATCTGACTTTGCACCTGCCAGCGGCCAATCGGATTCCGGTCAACGTAGCCGATGCGTCCGTAGCGGTCGCGGTACTTCAAATGGAAGTTACGCATCGTCGAGACTGATGCGTTCTGATTCCAGAACTTCCAGTAAATGCGAATCGTCTTGGACGTCTCCCATCCCAGACGGACGTTGACGGTTTCAGTCCGCGCTCTCTTGGGCGGCGTTACCTTTGAGCTTCCGATCCGCTGGAAGATGCCGAGCGTCGTAATCTGCTTTTTAATTTTCCGCGTCCTTCCGCCGAAGAGATCCGATTTGATCGCGTATTCGCCCTGCTCCTTTGCAGCAGTAGTGAGGCCGGACTTGACCGGCTTTTTGCTCTTACGGTGCTCGTGCTGTCCGGTCGGCGGCAAAATCATCATTATCGACCGCGCCACGTTGCCGCCCTCCTGCTTGATGACCTTGCCTAGATCGACGCGCGCCGACTGCGCCAGCCGCTCAAGCGCCAAGTCGAGCTTCCCAGAATTGAGCGTGATATCGATCATATCACCTTCACGATATCGATCTCGCAGCCCGCGCCCTCTGCGTCGAACCGCACCTGCTCCACAAAGTAGGTCGTGCCTGCTCGCACCAGCGTCTGACTCTGCGCCGGCGTGCCCGTGACCGAGGAGGTCGTGAAGAATACCGTGAACTTCACGTCGTCCCGGCGCTGGTCCTCGAACTCGTCAAAAAGGTTCCGGCTGGAAGACCAGACGCCGGTAATCGTGCTGCCGAGGTAGGAGAACGTAATGCCGGCTTGCTCCAGAATGGCGCCCTGATCGAGCGCCAGCTGCACGGGATCGAAGTCGCGGACTGCGGCCATACTTAATCGCCAACTGTCACAACGCGCGAGGCAGGCGAGAAGGCGTCATCCTGCGCGACTCCAGAGCTTACGTGCCAGAACTCCTTCCGCACGGCGCCGGCGATGATGCACGGGGAGGAGTTGATCGTGAACATCTCCTCCGCGTCGCGGATGATACGCGGCAAGTGCGCCGGCGACTTGGCCCGCAGAATCATCGTCTGCGGAACGCGCCAAGTCAGGAGCTTCGCCTCCTGCGCCTCGTCCGCGAGGAAGACAATCGGCCGCTTGGCGACCCGCCGGCAGGCTTCCATCAGCGCCCCGGCGTGATGCTGCCGACCTTGGCTGTAGCCGAACGGCGCGAGCAGGCAGATTTCGCGGCTGAAGCCGTAGTCCTCCAGCGGCGGCTGCTCATCGATCAGGTCGAACTCCGGCCGCTGGTTCAGCTGGGCGAACTCGGGGAAAAGGCCGAAGACGAAGTCGCCCCAGGGTTTCCCGCTAGCTCGATACTCGTCGTATCGGTGCGGCCAGATCTCGAGCTCGAGCACGCGACCGAAGCGCATCTTGTCGCGCTGCTTCGGATCCGAGGGCCGGACGTAGCTGACGCAGCCGAAGAGCCCCCAATACTGGGCGAAGCACTCGACGTAGACCGAATGACCTTGGCCGGCCAGATGCCGCGCAATCGGAAGGATGCGGATGATGTCGCCGAGGCGCTGATGGTAGACGATGCAGATTCTCACGCCTTAAAGACCATCGTGAGAATGTTCGGCCAGTCACCATCATTTTTTCGAACCGCGTCCTCGGGCGAGCCGATGAAGACCGGCCGAAGCCCGTTGATCGCCATCGCGTTTGCCAGCGTTTCCGGCGTGAAGTGCCAGAGGTGCTCGCCTGGGCGGCGATGCTTCCAGTTATAAAACCACTCCGCGCCGAGTGCTGGGTGATACCACGGCACCGACACGATCACGCCTTCGGCCTGGAACTTCGGCAGCTGCTCGAAGTGCTCGAGCGAGTCGAAGAACGTCAGCACCGGCCAGCGCTTCTTTTGCCAGTTCGGCTCCACGCGCACGAATGACGGCGCAGGATACGGGGAGACGTCGTAGCCCCGGCAATGGACCCAGCCGCTACGGTGGTTGATCGCCCGCAAGAAAGCGCCGGTTCCGTAGCCGATGTCACACACGATATCCGCGTCTGGAAAGAAGCGCTGGAACAGCGCCGCGCGAATCTCCGAGAGCTCGCGCTCGGGGTACTTCTCATAGCGCGCGACGTAGGCGTGGTCATACTGCGCGTGGATCGTGCGGTCGCGCGACATCAGCGCGTCCGTCTGGTTGTGGATCCGGTACTCGTAGAAGAATTGGTTGCTCACGGCGTGGTCCATTTGGAATCTGCGTCTGGGTTGCGCTGCTTGAAGAGCTCGAGGCCGGCATCGTAGCGCTCCTT